CAGCGCCCTTGCTAGGCTACAGAGAGACATAACCGCTCCGCGATGGATTTCGCGGAGAGCAGTGCGAGCGACTTGAGGATTCTTGTCGCGGCGTGCTTGCGGGAACCCCCGCCAGCCGCCGCGATTGCGTTTGGCTGGCTCAAAAAAGGAGCAACAGCCAAATGGCTTCCAACCTCAAGCGTCTTCAGGACCGTGCCGCGGCGATCGCCGCCCGCCTCAACGAACTCGCCGACTGCGAGGAGCGTTCCGAGGAGCAGACCGCCGAACTCCGGCGCCTGACGGACGAGGCCGACAAGGTCAAGGCCGACCTTGAGTTTGAGCAGAAGTTGGCCGCCAAGGAGGCGGAACTGCGTGCGGTCGTCGAGCGGGCCGCCCCCGCCCCGGCGGCTGCCGCCGCCCCGGCCGAGCAGACGAAGAAGGTCGAGATTCGGGGCATCAACCCGCATCACACGACCCTGCGGGCCTTCAACGACAACCCCGAAGCCGTCGAGAGCGCCTACCGCTGCGGCCGCTGGCTGCGGGCGACGGTGTTCCGCAATCAGGAAGACCTCCGGTGGTGCCGCGACAACGGCGTCGAGAGCCGCGCCCTCAACGAGGGCAGCAACTCGGCCGGCGGTGCGCTGGTCCCCGAGGAGTTCGCCAGCCGGGTGATCCGGCTGGTCGAGACCTACGGCACCTTCCCCGGTGCCGCCGAGAACGTGTCGATGAACCGCGACACGATGGTGATTCCGAAGCGGCTGTCTGGCACTACGGCCTATTTCATCGGCGAGGGGTCGAGCCACACCGAGAGCGAGCCGACCTACGGCAACGTGTCGCTCGTCGCGAAGAAGTTGGGCGTCTCCTGCCGGATGTCCACCGAGGTCGTCGAGGACGCTCTGGTGTCGCTGGCCGACAGCGTGGCGGCTGAGTTTGCCACCTCGCTGGCCTACAAGATCGACACCTGCGGCTGGCTCGGTGATGGCACCTCGACCTACGGTGGCATCAACGGGATCGTCAACAAGATCAACGACGGCACCCACACCGCCTCCGTGGTGTCGGCCATCGCTGGCAACACGGCGTTTGAGACCCTCGACATCGAGGACTTCCTCGCCGTGATCGGCAAGTTGCCGCTCTACGCCCGTCAGGGCGCTGCGTGGTACGTCTCGCCGGCCGGCTACGCCTCGTCGATCAGCCGCCTGAAGTACGCCGCCGGTGGCAACACCGCTGGCGACCTCGGCGCCGGCGCGACCGACAGTTGGCTCGGATACCCAGTCCGGCTGGTTCATGTAATGAACAGCACGCTCGGCGCCGACACCAACAAGGTCAAGGTGCTGTTCGGCAACATGAGCCTGTCCAGCATCTACGCCCGTCGTCGGGACTTCTCGGTGCGGCTGTTCGATCAGGTGTACGCCACCACGGATCAACTGCTGCTCCAAGGGACCATGCGGTTCGACATCAACCACCACAGCCTCGGCAGCACTTCGGAGGTCGGCCCGGTCGTCGCCCTCAAGTCTGCCGCGTCGTGATAAAGGAGCCTGAAGCAAAATGATCCACGCACAGAACCACAAGGTCGTCGCCGAACTCCCCACGGCTGCCGTTGGGGCCACGGCGACCGCCACCCTGACGATTGACACGATTGGCTACGATCACGCCAGCATCAGCGTCGTGCGGGCCAGCAACGCCAGCACGGTGTTTGCCAGCGCGGTCAAGATCGAGGAGTCCGACGAGAGCGCCGCGAACTTCACCAACGTCACCGCCTTTGTCGGCGGCGGCACTGGCGGGTTCACGATTCCGGCCGTGAGTGCGGCCGGCACGGCGTCGGCGGCCATCCTCGGGATGGATGTCGATACCCGCGCCCGCAAGCGTTACCTGAAGGTGTCCTACACCCCCGGCGCCTCGGCGACGGTGGCTATCGTGGGCCGCCTTGGCCGCGGCGAAGAGTCGCCGGTCAGTGCTGCGGACGCTGGTGTCATCGGTCGAATCGTTGGCTAGTCCCGTACAAGCGGGACGGCCACGATGGCCGACAAAGGCGCAAGGATGCGCGCCCGCTCCTCACAAGGAGCGAAAGCGATGCTGGTTCGCGTAGGTCAGTGTGAAGCCGAGGTGAAGGTCGCCGCTCTCATGAGCGTCCCTCGCCTCGGCTTCACGGACAATTTCTTCTGCATCTCGCAGGCGCTCGCGCCGCACGGGATCGCCCCGATCAAATACACCGGGGCGTTTTTCGGCCAGTGCCTCCAGATGACGATGGAGCAGGTCGTCGATACGCACGACGTAGTCCTGACCATCGACTACGACACGATCTTCACCGCCCGCACCGTCGAGGGCCTGCTGGCGCTGCTTATGCACTCGGGGTATGACGCCATCGCCCCGCTGCAGACCAAGCGGGAGTCGAACGCCGTCATGTTCGCCCTCCCGGGCATCAAGCCAGAGGACAAGACGACGGTCGAAAACGACTGGTTCAGCAAGCCTGTGCAGCCTGTCGAGACGGCCCACTTCGGATGCACGTTCATCCGCACTGAAGCCATCAAGAGGATGCAGAAGCCTTGGTTCATCGCCGAGGCGAACGCCGAAGGCACGTTCACCGGCGGCCACACGGACGAGGACATCTACTTCTGGAAGAAGTTCTCGGCCTCCGGCAACAAACTCGGCATCGCCACCCATGTCAGCGTCGGCCACGCCGAACTGATGATTACATGGCCGTCGCGTTCTGCCGCGGAAGGCAAGATCCAGCAGCACACGACGGACTTCTGGAACAAGCAGAAGACGCCGCCCGAAGAAGCGTGGGGGTTCCTCAATTGAGAGTCCGCATCATCCGGCCGTTCGGCGGTTACAAGGAAGGGCAGGAGTTTGAGTGGGGGGACGGCATGGCCCGCATCCTCCTTTCACGCGGCCTTGTGATCCGCGTCGAGGACAGGGACGAGGAGACGGCCGCCGTTGAGAGCAGGGCCGAAAAGGCCATGTACCCGCAAGGAAAGAAGAGGCTCAAGTGACCGTCACGATCACCTACGGCAGCCCGAGGCAGCCTGAGTCCGGCATCACGCCATACCGAAGCCTCTACCGGCACACGGCGCCGTCCGTCGAGCCTGTGACGCTGTCCGAAGCCAAGGTGCAGTGCCGCGTCGATACCGACACGGACGACGCCTACATCACCACGCTGATCTTCACGGCCCGGCAGTACGTCGAGGACGTTCTCGATATTTCGATGATTTCGGCGGTCTGGGAGGCCCGCTACGACACGTTCCCAATCTGGGAAATCATCCTCCCGCGCCCGCCGATGCAGAACGCCACGGTGACGGTCGTGTACCGGGACGAGGGCGGCAACAACCAGACCATCACCAGCGGCTCCGGCGCGTTCCAGATGGACTTCTACGCCACGCCGGGGCGGGTTTTCCCGGTCTACGGCGCGGCGTGGCCGGCTGTCCGCGGCGACGAGAACAGCGTCACCGTCCGCTGGTCGGCCGGCTACGGGGCGTCTGGGTCCAGCGTGCCGGGGATCCTCAAGCATCTGATTCTGCTGCTCGTCGCCCACTGGTACGAAGCCCGTCAGCCGGTGGCCGCAGGCGGCCAGATGCCCATCCCGAACACCTTTGACACCCTGCTGGCGGCGTCCGGCTGGGGCGGATACCGATGACACTGACGGCGCAAGTCACCGGCAGCATCGCGGCTCGGATCGACGAGTCCCGCGGACTGACGAGCGCCGTGTCGGAGTATCCACTGTCGTTTTTCTTCGACGTTGGAGACTGCACGAAGGTCTGGAGCGATAGGCGGCAGTTCTCCGGAGGCTACGACGAAGTCGATTTCGCCCAAATTGGCCTCGGCACGGTCAAACTCCTGTGCATCAAGAACCTGTCGGCCACGAACCAGATCGCGCTGTCGGCCGGCTGGACCGGGGCGCAGTTCAGCGTGTTTCGCCAAGACAGCACTTCATGGAACTTCTCGCCGATGATCAACCTCGGCTCGCTCACGCTCCGCGGCTACCCGATCCGCGAGGGCGGGGCGTTCCTCCTGTCCTGCCCGAACTCGTCCGGCTTCGGGGCGACGGCCGGCGGGAGCATCCTTCGCATCGGCGGCACCAGCGGACAGCAGTACGAAATCTACGTTATGGGGACTTGAACCATGGCTTTTAACGCCCAGATCTCGCTTTCCCTTGTCGCCCACGAATCGTCGGCTGGCGACCTGTCCCGCACACTGCGAGTGACGCCGGCGAACTACGCCGCCTCCATGACAGAAGGCACCGCGGCCAATCAGGCGCAGGTGGCGTGGAGCGACGCGCGGACGATTGCCGGAGCGTCCGAGACGCTAAACCTGTCAGCCCTGCCGGACACACGCGACGGGGCGGCCGCCACCGTCTCCCTGACGGCCGTCAAGGCGTGGTTCGTTCGCAATTCGGGAACTGCGACCCTGACGCTCTCTGGCGGGCCGTTCGGCGGGCAGAGCGTGGCGGCCGGGGCCGCCGCAGCCCAGTGCGACCCGTCCGCGGCCGGCATGGCGGCGACCGGCGTGACCGTGACCGGCTCGGCCTACGAAATCGTCCTCATTGGCGAAGGGTCGGTGTCATGAACATCGGCAAAATGCGCGAGCGGGTGACGATTCAGACCCCTTCAGAGGTCCGGACGCCGGTTGGCGAAACGACGCTGACATGGGGGGCGCTGGCGACTGTGTGGGCCAGCGTGGACGGCCTTTCGACGCGGGACATCCTCCAGGCCCAGCAGGCGAACCTTGTGGCAACCCACCGGATCCGGATCCGCTACAGGGCCGATGTCACGCATACTCAGCGCATCATCTGGCGCGGCCGTACCATGGAGATAGCGAGCGTCGTCGAGCGAGACAACCGCACCGCCCTTGAGATCCTTGCCAGAGAGGTTCAGTGATGTCGCTGGCACGCGTAGACACGTTCATTCGCGTTGGCGTCACTGGCGCACAGCCGCTGATCGAAACGCTGGAGAACATCGCCGGAGCGCTCGCTGCCGGGGACGCGCTGGAGCGGATTCTGCGGCGGGCGGCGCGGCCAATCGTGAACACATACCGGGCGGCCGCCCTGCGGCACGACGCCACCGGCAACC